ATGAAAAAGCGTATTGATGTATTAGCTCAACCAGATTCCTATCATAATTTATCAACATTTTCAAATATAGAGGAATTAAATGAAACCGTTAGAGTATACAGAGATGTAATTAAAACGTCAATTAAACGTACCGATGTACAAGCTAAACTAATTGCACTACTGGAAATTCTAAAACGCCATAGTTGTAAATACGTAGGTGTTAGTTTCCTATGTAAAAATAGAATAGCTGAAAAAATGAAAGTATCCTATAAAACCGTACAACGTTTAATGAAGAAACTTGTGGATTTAGAGATGGTTAAGCAAGTAGCAATGAAGCGTACAAAAGATATGCTTCAAACTTCTAATGCTGTTATCATTCAACCAATTGTGGAAGAAGTGACCGACAAGGTAGATACAAAAAATCCTACAAATTGTCCTACCACTAAAACAAAACCTGTTTCCTTAAAACAAAATATAAAAGATATAAATAAACGTACTGGTAATGAGAATATTACTCTACCTGAAAAAAACATTAACAGAGCTGAATTTGTGTCTCATTGGGTTCCGAAACGTTTTTCTTCCCTAGTTTCTGCTTTTTATTCAAAAGCGAAAACCATTCAAGAATTTTGGAAGGTCATAAAACAATGCAATCGCGTGGTAAATCATACAACAGGGAAAACTGCTTTTGATAAAGAGCAAGAATTACATATTGGTGTACAGGCCATGAAAGAATTTGCGATGAAAATAAAGGGTGGGGTCCGCATGAAAAAGGGGAAATTTGCGTATTTCAATGGAATTGTGAATAATTTGATGGACAAGTACTACTTTGACCCCGAATTTAGTATGACTTAATTTCTTTTACACTTCGGGTGCAACATATACCTTTGCATATACACCTTGCTGCACAGCAAATTGTTCTAGCTTCTTTTGCCTATATAGTGTGAGTGTAAAGAAGTGAACAATAGGGACTTTCCCATTATATTTGTTTTTATAATACACAGTGAATTCACCATATCGATTCATTTTTTCAGCGTTTATATTCATCGTCTGGGTGCGATCTATTTCTACAGCGTTTAATATTCCGTCGTCATCTCGAAATTTCACATCAGGAACAATTGTTTTCTTTTTGTCATTTACTTTATAACGGATGGGTGCCTCTATCTGCCAGTCATCAGGACAAAACAAATACAGCCATGCCTCGTTTCTCATGAGACTATGAGCTAACCGACTATTGGGTATAACTTTCTCACTATCATCAAATAACTCTCTACCCTTTTTATTTAGGTAATATACATATTCTTTTTTATATACTGTACTGTTAACAAATGTATTTAAATCTTTTAGAATCCGATTTGCATTCCGTATTCCTCCCATATCGTGAATAGCCATTAAATGTCTTCTAGTAGCAAATTTCAATTTTCTAATCGAGGTCAGAATCACCATTTGTCTGTTGATTTTGATATGTGTCTGGATGTTCATCTTTCTTCACCTCATATTGTTTTAGTACATCCCACATCTTTTCATTCGAAATATAAGGGACTTGCACTTCAGTCAATCGATCAGTCTTGAAAATCGCACGCCCTGGAATGCTGTGTATGGTTTCAAGTCCTGGTTCATCTATAACAACTTGTGAAGCTGTTGCTGTTGGCAACCTGAAGCCTAGCTTCGCATCTGAATTCTGTTTCACTTGGCGTGGTAACGTATCCCCAGTTGGATACTGTGTACAGAAAATTAGTCTAAACCCTAATGCTCCACCTATACGCGCTATATGAGACAGCATTTGTTGGCAAGCTCCTAATAACTTTTGTTGTTCTCTATTCATACTTTTATCAGGACAAAGTTCTGCGCCTTCATCCACGATAATAAAATAGCGTTCTTTTATATTTGTTTCTACCACATTGGTATAATGGTGTCCTTTCATAAAAAGCATTTTTTCTTTCATCCTTTTTAAAATCATACTCAATACTTGAAAGGCTTCAATTGGCTTTTCTGCAATAGATTCTACCTGTTTTACGTTCGTGTAAGGTCCAAACTCCAATCCACCCTTTAAATCAATAATGTAAAAGTGAACATGCTCTGGATTAGCTACAGTAAGTGAAGTGAATACATTCTTTAAAAACACCGTTTTTCCCATCCTCGTTAGTCCACCTAAAGTCATGTGGGGTGTTTTATCAAAGTCATGACAAATTAACTCTTCTAAACTTTGCCCGATTGGTACACGCCATTTGCGCTCTTGAATTAAATCCGTTGACCATTCCCATCTCGTAGGTATTTCTCTATGGAATACTCGAATGTTCAATTTGTAATTATCATACTGGATTCGAACGGGTTTATTTAGTCCTTCAGAAACAACATCCTCGACCTTCTGAATGATTTTACTCGGCATACCAACAGGTAAAGTGTAAATGTATGTTGTACTGCGATCATCAATATTTTTCTTTTGAAATTTTGGATAATGTAGCTTTTCTTCTTTTTTGATTGCGATTCCAGACACTTCAAAGAATACTTGTATCTTGCGTTTATCATCATCTTTACGTCTGAGATTATCACTTACCAAGGCATATCCAAATGAAGCCACGGGTATTAACAATAATTCAAGCATTGATGAACACTCCTTATATATCCTATAGGGATATAGTTGCATTTTTTTGGAAGATAACAGGACGAGCATTTTTGCTTGTGAGGTCTATTGTCCCTCTCTTCCACATCGTATTCCTTCATAGAAACATAGCGAGAACATAATGTAGAAGGTATAAGAACGAGCCCGTAAGCGTTGTGTACAAGGTGATACGTGGAAGCCAATGTGGAACACTCTTCCCCATTTTTCCAGCCACCTTCATCGCAACAACAGATAAGCCTGTTGCCGTCCAAATAATTACCACTTCCCCTACAAGTGTCATCTGAATCCCCCTTTTCTTTTTAGCTGTAGACCCTTCTTTGAATTCATTATTGGTTGATAATCGTTAATAACATCCTCCCATTCCAACACTTCGTCTCCATCTTCATATAGAGCCTCGATAATTTCGCTTGATAAACGGTAATAGCCTTTATATTCACGATTATTAAATACTTCATGTCTTTCCATATGGTTCACTATCGCATTCGTTTCTTTCTTACCATTAGAACCCCTATGCATATTTCTCAATTCCTTCGATGGATATAGATAAGGCGTTTCGTTTAAATGTGAATATTGCCAACGCATATGCGCTCTCTCCCCTCTAGATGTCCTTGCTTCCACTTGGTATTCCTCATGGTCTTAATATAGGTATATGACTTAGAAGAAGGATTATTACCCATATTAAGAAATTATTTTTCTTTAATATAGAAAATAAATTAGAATAGAGGTATTTTTTTATGTGTGTTGAAATAATTTGCAGGTGATAAAATATGGAGATAAAACTTAAAAGTAAAATTGGAGATTGGGTAGAAAAAAGTGGATATCGAAAAGATTTTATAGCGAATAAACTAGGAATAACCGTAAAACAACTCAACAACTACATAACTGGAACTTCTTTTCCAAATGTTCATCGTTTATATCAATTAGCTCGTATCTTTAATTGTAGAGTTGACGATTTATATGAAGTACAAAAAAATGACCCTGTTAATTAATTATTAACAGGGTCCAATTTGTAAACAGGATTTCTTTCATTTTGCAACACTTCTATGTACATCTCAGCAAGTTTTGGCCCATCGATTAGTTGGATATTTAATCCTTCAGCATAACGCTGGGCATTTACCGTATAACTCCCAGTTGTTACTACGTATCCGCCCTTCGCGTCTTCTTTTACCATATTTGAATGAACTAACGCGATAGCATTAAAAGGCATGTCCGAATTATAACATTTCACTTGTCCAAGATATAATTCGTCATTTAACTTATGTTCGAAATCAACACCGTAATCATTTGATCCCCTCGTTACGTAAACTGATCCTCCATAGTACCTTTCAAATACGTCTCCAACAAAATGTTCAAATGCTATTGGATCTTCCCTAATAAATACGTTAGATACTTTTTCTTCTTCTGTCTGTTTCATGAATCGATAATACAGCCCCATAGCTACAGTTTTTTTAAAATCTACATCATTATTTGCTAAATGTAATAAATTCAAAAAGTCGTGCTCTTTTTTCCTTCGTAACAATACCCAATTAATAACAGAAATACACGTTGTAAATAAGAGAACAATTGTAAAAAAAGACATTTTAACACCTCCATTTCAATATTTTTACCCTTTTTCACAATATGTAATCCCACCAACAAAAAAGCCGTCCCCACTAAAGGAAACGGCTCTTTTCTTTACATACAATTTTAGATTAAAGAATATAATAAAAATATACTCTATCGTCAATATTTCGTTCTATCGCTCGCTTTTATTACATATACTAAAACTAACACCGAGAGAAATTTATATAAACCGGACGCTTTCCTAGAGAAAGCGCCTTTTTATTTTGTATTCATACATTATTTTCACGCGCATATAGTAAGAATGTCATCGGAGAATACTCCTCATGGAAAAAGACACTTTCAACTGGGAGAAAGTGTCTTTTTCTATTTTTAAGGAATATTAAGTACCTAGCATGCATATAGCTAAACTAATAACAGTTTTCTCCCATTAGAACCTTATACTACTCTACATAAAGAGCATTCCTTATATTGGAGTGTTCTTTTTTTTATTTTTTAGTAATACAATATGATTTTTTCACATATATATCTAATGGTTCAAGAGAAACCACGAAACCAGCGTAATCCTCAGTCAAGAGTGCACTGGTTTTTTATTTTTACTGTTATAATATATTGTAACTATTGCATATCATATAATAAGCTTTACAAATAACTGACATCCCTAGAAGAGGTCTCCTTATATAGACAAGAGGGGCCTCTTTTAGTTTTCAACCCTACTTCAACATACACACAGGCTTCATTCGCATTTACATCGTATGCACGCCTATTAAACCGTGTGACTCTATCCCTCAAACCTCACATATTCCCCAGAAACCCATTGATCCCCTCCAACGTTGTACCAGCCATTTTGAATGCCCCATGATTGATAACGTTCTCCTCGGTATACCTTTTTCACAATATCATAATTTGTTCCTGGACCCGTACGAACGCGTAATACATCTGCTGTTATGGTAACAACACCTACACCATTGTTAGACGGTTGTGTGGATGGTGCTGTATTCCCGCTACCGTTATATGCGTTTTGCACCCTTTCTATAAAAGAATTCCATCTTCCTTCATCCAACATACGATGTGGACAATACTTTCCGCTCCAGGATTGGTGTGTACGAACTTTACTGATTGGAATGTTATATTGTCTCATCAATTGAGCCACAATAATAGCCGCATTATTTTCCGCCTTATAATATCTATCTCCACCACTTAAAGAGTAGCAAATCTCCACCCCGATAGACTTACGGTTTCCGTTACCTCCACCATCACCACAATGCCAAGCGTTACGCTCCAATGGAATTCCTTGTACCGCTTCCTTATCATCTACTGCGATGTGGAATGACACCTCATTATTATTTCGAATCATATACGCGATTTCATTTTCCGCTGAAGCATCGTTGTAAGTGTTATGAACCGTGATGAATTCAGGATTCATTGTATACGGACACTTCGTACCATATTTACTTGGGTCAACTAATTTTTTTCGGATTTCCATTATTGAACATCTCCACTTCCTAAAATTTTTTGTTTAATTTCAGAAACATCTTTTGATAAATCCCCAAAAGCTTCTGCTTGTTTTGTGATAACGTCCTGATTCTTTTCAATGACTTTCTGATATTGTTCTTCACGCTGTTCATTCTTTTTTTGTGTAGTAAAAAGCATCCACACGAATAACGCTGCGAATGCTCCTTGTTGAATCATAGAATTGAAGATTTGTTCCTCCATTGTTCTCATCCCCTCGTTTTTGGCATTAGAAAAAAGAGCTCTGTTAAGAGCTCTTTTGGATACGATTTTCACATTACCCCTTTAACTACTAGACCTAAAACCCCTGTTACAACCGCCCCGATAATAATTCGTAAAATCCAAGTTGTATTTAAACTGATTTTTTCTAATTGCTTATTAACTGTAGAAATATCTTTTTCATTTATCGTTGTACGCATCTCTAAATTTCTTATTTCTCGCATGATTTCTTTTTGCTCCAAAGTCAACTCCTCTATTTTTTTCTTGATGTCTTCCATGTTTCCACATCCCTTGTTCTAATTAAATACGAAGCATCTAGATATATTATTCTAAAAATGGACAGGATGTTCTTATTCAAACAGAGTATGTGGAACCCTTACTTATAATCAGATCTAAAAATTGTGATTCCTTCCCGTGCAAGTGCACGCATCTCTTCATCCAGACGATCTAATTCACTTCGTTTTACTTCTGAATCCATTTCTGTATCCGACTTTACAACATAATATTCCTTACGTAACTTGGCCATGTCTCTATCTATCCTATTAAATGCCTTCATTTCTTCGGCATTTGATGCATCTTCTTCATTCTTTTTACTATCCGCTTGAATCGCTTGTTGTTCATCCATGATGTTATAGTAATCTTCCATGACCTGCCCGCCACCTTGTCCATTTACAAAGAATGCTTTTGCACCTGGTGTCGATTCATTCCATTCTTGTGCAATTGGTGTAGGTACATCTTTATTAGATATTAATGAAATCGCACTATCTAATCCTTTCAATGGAAACTGACCTAATCCAGCCGTATATCCTTTGTATAAATTATCAATTTTGTATGGAGAAGCTTCGATTCCAATCTTATCTAATGTACTCGCCATCTCACGAGCTGTTAGGCTCGTATTCGGACCGTATTGCTCTTTCGGTGAATTTTTCTCATCACGCTTCGGAACAATTGGACCATCCCTAAAAAAGCTATAGTTTGCCATATTCTCGACAATTGGTTGTAACGTAGTCGGTATCCACGGTACTTTCACCGCATCATTTACAGTTTTATCAAACCCATCAAACGCATACTGATCTCCTTCTCTATATTTATTTGCACGCTCTAGTGTATTAGAAAGCAAGGAAATATCAAAAGGCTTAGGAATCCGCCCTACTTTATCCGTTCCTGGAACTGCATACGACCAATACGTGTCCTTCTCTTGTTGCGGCATATTGTCCATCATTTCTTTTTGTTTATCATTTGCATTTGCATAACTTGCGATGGCTAGTGCACTTGGTGGTAGGGTTGAACCTGCAATACGGGCACCTGTTCGAACTGGATGTTCCTTCATGGCACGAATTAATTTATCTTTTCCTTGTACGTTTGCATTTAAGAACGTAAAAATTCGATTCGCAGATTGCATGGAATTCCCCATACGGTTGAAATCCATTAAATCACGCGCCTGATAAGCTGATTCTTCTGGCGTTAATCCCTTTTTCAATCCTTTATTATAAGCCCCGACTTTTGTTGCTTCTTCCGATACTTCAGAGATATTTTGTAATACTTTCAGCCAATTTTTAGGATTGACAGGAGCTGTAATAGCCTTTATCGCTTTTGGAAGTCCAGATTCTTGTTTTTCTAATCCTGATAACTGTTCTTTCAACAAGTCACGATCGGCAGATAAATATCCACCATATGCACCACCCTGATTTACCCAGTCATCATACACCTCTGAACCTTTCCCGAACTTTTTCTTCCCAACTTCTTTAAGTCCCTTTACAAAGTCAAACGGATTGTACCCTGTATCACTTACCACATAAGCTGCAAACTGGTCACGAATCGGATTTCTCAAGGCAAATTCAGGAGTTAAGGTTGCCCCGGCACGTAGCCAATCACTCGGTTTCGATGCGGCCAATATAAATTTATTTGTAACTTCCTTGTCCATTGCTTTCACGGCACGATACAATTCCGGCGCTAATTGATATTGCTGTTTCTCTCCATTTCGAAAAACGGTTACTATGTTCTCTTTTGCTACTGATTCTTTTCCATCACCTGCAAGCTTTTCAATCCATTTCCCTGCCCCTTCGTTTTCCGCTAAATCTGCTAGAGCTAGTCCAACTTTATTTCTTTCTATTGCTTGCATAGACTTGAAGGTATTTTTCACAATGCTTTCAAATGGATCAATGACATTTCGACCCGAACCCTCTATACGTTTAATTGGATTTGTTAAATCTACAAACCCTTTCCCTCCCCCGAAACCTTCACTCACGCCCTCTTCATCAAAATAACGGTTAAATGGCATGTAGTTTGGATGCTTTTCACGCATAGCAGTAACAGCATCCTTAGATAACATATTTCCTTCAACCAACATATCTAACAAAGAGTCATTGTAGGCTTTAATCTTTTGGTGTGCTGCTTGTATTTCAGGATTATCAAACTTCGTAATGGTTTTCTCTATCTCGTCCGGAGTAAACCCAGTTTTAATGCCTTGTTTTTCTAAGTCTCTTGCATGTGTAGCAGTCACATAATCCCGTATATCTGCCATATCAACCTTTGAATCTCCAAAGATATTACGGAACTCTTCCACCTTCATTTGTGCCTTTTTAGGCGTTCCCGCTGCAAGCCTTGCCTTCTTATAAGGAGAAACAGAAGCATCCGCCAATTCCCCACCAAGTATTTCTTTCTCTGCTTTAGAAATCGGATAAAGTCTATCCATTACATCTGTATAGAACTCTTCTTTCGTTTTTGGTAATTTTTGCAACACTTGCTTCACACGCTCAAGACCCTTAGGTTTTTCATTTACATTAATTTTTCCGCGGAAACGCGCTTCATCCCCTTGGTTCGCCCAAATTTGCGCATCTTCTTGTACATTTTGCAACCCTTTTTGTACATCTTCCGGAATGGTATTTTGAAAATGCTTCATAAATGCAGGTGCTTCTTGTTCTGCCATGGCTGGGTTGAGTAAATAACGACGCATAAATTCCGCCATACCTTCTTGACGAATTTGTTCAGGCGTATAATTTTGACCGGATGTATGAGCACCCAGTTTCATTAATTCATCATCAAATTTTGGGTCATTCAATCCGAATTTCTTATCCAAATGATGACCTGTTTCATGCGCTAACGTTTCTAAGTCCCCATAATTGCGCGTACGGATGACTTCCGGACTATTCTTATAAATACCCGAAACAGCATCGTCCCCCACTCCCATGCGTCCCGTACGAAGTGTGATACCCACATTGTCACGGAAACTATCCATTAACTTTTTCTGCGTAATGGTCCGCCCATCTGGCGCCATAGCAGATTGAATGACCGGAGGTGCATGGCGCATCGCTTGTACGTCATCAGGAAGTTCCCCATTTGAAGAAGCTTTCTTTTTCTGTTTGGCCACACTTTCTATTGCTTGTTCTAACGATGGTGCGGATTCTGATGTGGCTTGAATCGGTAAAGATTCCGGTTCGTTTTTGATACGTGTATCTTGCAATGCTTGTTCTACCGCAACTTGATTGGTTAATTCCCTTTGATGTCTTTCCTGCTGAATGACATCATCCGATACGTTAGAAGTATGCCCCTTCGTCTTACGCAAATTTTGCACCGCATTCATCAAACCATGGGCAAGCGGCGTAATAGCTGCCCCTGCTGCGGTCTCTACGCCAATCCGTTTTAAATGGTCTCCTACCGTCTGTTCCGGATTCACATATGCTTTGGCTGGTGTTTCTGCACCTGCAATAAGAGCACCTGTTACCGCGCCTTCTTTGGCATATTGCCCTATCTTGCTAAGTTTAGAAGTATTTTCTCCCACCTTCACAGCCATTCCCAGTTTCCCCGCTACGTTCGCTGCACCTGCACCAGGAAGTACATAGCCAATCCCCGTTGATACAAAGTCAGCAATGTTTTCTCCCACACCTTCACGGTGATCTTGCCAATCTACTGCATCTTGTCCTCTTACTTTTTTCATGGCCGCACTTGGCGCATTGAGTAACGTGGAATCCATGGTACGATTCACAAAGCGATTGACTTCTTTCGTTCCTCTGCTTTTCCCACCATCTTTCATATACTCATCCCAAACTTCTTGTCTGGTCTTACCTTCAGGTGGCTTAATCATTTCACCAAACTTTTTAGCACCGAATTTCAAATCATCAAAAAAACCACCTTCCTGAGGTGGCTGTTTCGCGATACGATCAATTGTACTCATCATACGATTGGTACGACTAGCTTCTTCTTGTTGTTTCATCCAGTCTGTGGATGTGGATTGTGAAATACTGTTCGCTGCTTTTATTTGATCTAAAAACGGATTTCTCTCTGGTGGCTTTCTATGGTCCTCATTATTTTTGTCAAATTCAAGGCTTTGATAGACATTCTCTAAAGGTTCTTCCTCTTGTCCTTCTTTCAAAGCAAAGATTTCTTTTTTCTTTTTTACAAGATTACCTGTATTTTCATTCCGAACTTGAATGGATTGCGTATTCTTTTCATATTTATCTTGATTCCCACTATAATAATCCACACGACGAACATCTTGCTGTGCTGTATTTGAATTGAGTTCAATCATGCGTTGAAGCGTAGCGCGCTGATTATCATCTAGACCACCATTGTCTTTTTCCCAATCCTTCACCATAGATGAAGCTTGTTCTCTTTCTATGTCACTTTTCTTTTTACGAGGCATCCTTCACACTCCTTACCAAAAACTTTTCGGCCCAAACTTTTGCAACAACGAAGGCTCCAATGGCTTCCTCATTAACAACGACTCCACATAAGATGGTGCTTTCTTTACTTCTTCTTTCTTTTGTCCATATGCATACGGGGCATTATTTGGGTTACTGTACCAATTGATTTGATCGCGTGTATAATCATTCAATGAAGATTTTGAGCTTAAACTTGGTGAACTGCTAGAAGAACTACCGCCGCCACCTCCACCACTACTTCTAGAGGCGGCTGCTTGCTTTTTTAAGTTATACTCCTGTTGCCAATGGTTATCTGATACTCCGTCCCTTCCGGAACGATAATTGAATTCTTGTTGCCAGCGATTGTCCGATACACTATCTCTTCCAGAGCGATAATTATAATCTTGTTGCCAATGATTATCCGCTACACTATCCCGACCAGCCCTGTAATTGTAATCTTGCTGCCAACGGTTATCCGATACATTGTCCCGACTGACTTGGTAGTTATAATCACGTGTATCTTTTTGTTTTCCATAATTAAAACGACTCAAATCGAGATTGTAATTTCGATTGTCATTATTTACAGAGTGATTAAATCGACTCACATCTAAGTTATAATCACGCAAGTCTTTTTCCTTTCCGTAATTAAAGCGACTCAGGTCTAAATTATAATTTCGATCATCATTTTTCATTTGATAGTTAAATCTATTTTTATCAAGACTATAGTTTCTACCATCATTAAAAATCGTATAATTAAAACGCTGTTGGTCTAAATCATAATTGCGATCATCATTTTTCACGGTGTGGTTGAAACGATTCATATCCAGATCATAGTTTCTATCATCATTTCGAACCGTATGGTTAAAGCGATCCCTATCCAAACCATAGTTTCGATTATCATTTTTCACTTGATGGTCAAATCGTTTGTTATCAAATTGATAATCTCTCCAATCTTTGTCTTTCGTATAATCAAACTTATCACGCTCGAAATCACGATTTAACATGTCATTTTTCTGTTGATAATCGAAGCGCTCTTTATCAAAATTATGATTTCGCAAATCATTTTTCTGTTGATAGGCAAAACGGTCTTGATCCATCTTCATTCCTTGTTCTCCACTCCATTCCTGAAACGCCTGTTGGCGTTCACGGAAACCAAGGTCTTGGTCACGTTCCATCAGTTGACGTGCTAAAGAAGCAATTTTTTGTGTACGCTCTGCTTCTAAATTTCCTCTTTGCGATAAACCTGCAATCGCGATTTTATTCATCGCATCTTGTGATAAACCCGAGCTCCCCATCCCTCTTGCAGCTGCTTGTTCTGCTGCTTGCGTTTGACTATCCGCTACACTCGTTTGCATGTTTTGCAATGCTCTTTCATATAAAGAACCTAGCTCGTCATTCGCTTGTAAGCGTGCATCTTGCATACTTAAATTACGCCGTTCTGGCGTTGTAAACACTGGATAATTCGTCATACAAACTCACCTCATCCCATTGAAATAGCCATATAATGAAAAGCCAGTGAAGTATCTCTTGTTGTATTCTTATTGTGCAAAGTAAGTGTAAAAGAAGTTACCGTAACTTGTGAAAGATATACCACGATGTCTCCTGTTCCAATATCTCCATTCGCCGCTGTCACTGTAACAAACGGAATTTGGGAAAAGGCAGGAGTAAATAAGATTTGTTTCTGCAACGTTTGCCCACGACTTATCTGAATAAACTCTGTCTTTCCCACTCGTATGTTATTTTTATAGAACCCATATTCATTTAAATTTTGTAAAATCCCATCATTGTCATTATGAGCATCAATTAAATTCGTAAATTCTTCATTTACTTGCCCAGATGAAATGGTTGTACCTGGCATAAAATTATATTTTCTTTGAATTTGTACCATAGGACGTTTCCTTTCTTCTTTTCAATTCATACTGAACCCCGATGCCGTATATAACAAAAGGACGTATATGAGTTACGTCCTCAATAATCATGCCTATTTTTTTCGTTCGATTATTTACCCGTAGGCGATTAATATACATTTCGATTCTATCAAATGTATTCTGGTCCCAAATCGCTTCATCCCAATTGGAAACATTCGCAGCATTTGGTCTCGTACCATCTACCTGCTTGGTTTCAAAATCTAATTTCACGCCTAACCGATACCCGTTGGGTTGATTACTATGCAGCCATATCCGATGAATCTTTTTGTCTTGTGTCATCAAACCAAAATCAAAATACTTGGTTTCCATGCGAAAAGGAATCGGCTTTCCATCATCATGATATTCAGGATGAAAGACATACGCATTTTTATTGCTTCCAAAATAAAAATTCCCATCATAGTTTACGAATACATCCGCTTTGATATTTGAATAAACAGTCCAACACGCTAGCAATTCATCATAGACAAGTGTTTTTCCATTTGGAAAAGATAGATAGTACTTCCCTTCAAAATAGCCCGCAACAGCTTTACTTTTTTCTGTAAGTGGGATTGCACGCATTGTCGATTCTATTTGCTTGGTTATCATTTGTGCACTTACCATATTAAAATCATTCGCAAATAATCCATATACATGTGTATCACTCAAATAAAAAATTTGATTTCCTACTACTTTAATACTCTCAGGTGCCATACAGCCCGTTGGGGTATTGATCTTTACTAATTCATAATCATATGTTGTTTTTCCATATAAAGCCCATATGGAATACCGGCAGAAGATAATTAAACTATTCCGAAACGTTACCAGCCCTACAATTTCATCATTCTCATTACTTGCCACATCGAAAAAATTAATGGCGGGAAAATAATCATATACAGCGTATCCAAGTTTTGGATCGATGTGGGAGAATGAAACGCGATTCTTTACGTCATGACCGACAACAAATAGCCTTCCACCAAAGAAAGCCATGTATTTGCAGTTAAATAAAGAACCTATATCATTTAATCCTGGATTTCTTTGTTCATCCGCAGTAGGTACATATGCTGTTACAGATGACAATTGATTTTCAGCATACACTTTTAGAGAGATATTATTGGCAACTAAAACAACACGGTTTCCTTTTCGGTCTTTCATCGTAATAAAATTCGCTCTGTCACCAGTAGAGGGCGGACCTGGGATATCAACAAAGAATTTCCCATTCCATCTCCTCAGACGGTCACCCATCATCAATAACTCATTTGTGCCATCTGACTTGAGAAATGTATAGGCACCTGTTATTTTCTCTCCTACATAAGCAACTTGCTTATAACCTGTTCGTTTCCGAATTTCCCCTACACCAATCACTGCATTTTCTACTTTACTTAGTTCTTTATCCTCAATTACATTTGCATACACTGTATCATTCAATCCCATTGAGAAATCTTTGAATTCAGCAGTATCCTTCAATCCTCATCACCTACTTTCAATCCGCAAGGAAGGTAGGAGCATCACTATACTCGTGGATAGTCTTGATTCGTACACCGGACCTCTTTACTTTCCGTTTCTCACGAAAGACAGCATATTGTTGCCTACGCTGTTCATATCGCTGCATACGATCTGGCCTATCCGCATAATCTCCATCCATAAATTGCAGTTGTCCAACAGCATATAAAATTAATAAATCGTGATAGGGACTATCAATTTCAGGTACATCTTCCATTCCTTTTAGATGACTTAACTTTTTATAATAATAGACTTCAATAGGTTGTTGACTCCCACCTTGTAGCATCAATTCATTTCCCCACACCCAGTACCCTTGTTGATGTTCTTCCCCTACAGGTATGCGCGGAAATACTTTGTTCGTTTGCATCACTCGTTCCATATCTTGTACGTCATTTGGTAATGTGTATGGATATGTTAAAGTGACTTTCTTTTCTATCCTTGCAATCGGGGTGATATCATCTAATGCACGATTGAGCCAATGTTGAATATCACCATTTTCAAAAATGTCGTCAACATCCCGGTTCACTTGCAGGATTAGCTCTTGCAGATTCACTATGATTCCCTCCCACATTTACACCCTGTATATATTTTTGTACGCCATCCACACGGCCATATGCATGCGCGTTCCAAAACGCTTCTTTTGATTCTCTCGCATAATCTTCCGCTAGATCATTCAGTTTTCTCTCTTCTTCTTTTTGTCTCTTTTTCTCAGTATCTTCCACAGTTTGAACAGCGGAGAATCCGTTCACTGTATGAATTCTCTTGATATGGTCTACAATTCTTGCGTCCAATTGTTCAAATCCGATTTGTGGAATTTTCATAATCGACATATCTAGTAGTCCATCCATGATGACATGTTCCCCATTTTTAGGATTCCACATAAGATACAAGTGGGGATCATAGGATTGTAGCTGTTCTTCCACATGATAGATGTCATTTAAAACTGTTCGTTGAAATCCTCTTTTTTGATACGGATTCATGATTTATACCTCCATGTTCGAACATGCAAAAGAGGAGCGATTCGCTCCTCTCATTTTATTTCGTATATCCAGTTGCTTCTTGCACATCTGACAGTTGCCAGAAGGCGTTACGTGCGTGACATACCATTGTTTCTAACATATACGCAGTCGCTTCGTATGCCGCCTTATTCGGTACACGTGAGAACATCGAACCATCCTCTTCCATGAATTGAAGGTCCGCTACGCGATATAATCCTAAATCGTCATAATTTCCTCCCCACACAATACCTGCCGGCATATAACGGTCTACTAAGAATGGTTTCCCATCAAACTCTAATGCAGAATAGCCACCTTCTAACTGCATTACATTTGTATACCGTTTATTTGTAGTCAGTACAGCCTCATATGCTGCACGTACACCATGCGAACCCATGAGGAAATCTGTTTCTTTCCCGCTTACAATAGATGTTTCATCCATCACTAAACGTAGTAACGCATCGGAAATCGGACGAGCCGTTCCATTATTCGCAAACATATTCGCTTTCCACCATGAATATGTGGAAGGATTTAACCCTTGTAAGATGAGCTTATCATCAATGATTCCATTTAACCCCATTGGTTCTAAGTTAGAAGAACCAGCTGACACAATGCCATCTGTTGCCGCGGTTGCAACTGCGGCACCGTCAATCGTAATAGTAGTCGCGACACGATCAATTGCTGTAACGGTTCGATTACTTGTTGTCACGCTACCTGTCGCATTGACAATATCTACTTTTTGCCCAACGAAGAATCCCTTCACACTACTTACGACAAGTGCATTCGCAGCCGTCGCTTGTGCGGTACAGTTTGCAATTCGTCCTGAACCATTACCGAAGGTCACACGTGCACGGAAGTTTTTCATATCCGTTGTAAGTCCCTTCACTTCTGACTCTACCGCACGAAGATAAGATGTCTCATTTTTCTTCGATGATTCAATGGTTTGTACGGTAAGTTCTAAACGACCAGCCACCATACGTGCTGTACCTGTAGAACTCTTATACGCTTGTTGTCCCGCTGTTGGTAGGTTACCATTTTCCGCAACTGCACCCACCCCTGTGTTACGTCCAAAGTGGTGAGGAATCAAGAAATTCGAACCATCACCATTAATCTTTTCCACTTTCTTTTCTAACTGTGAAACGATGTAGTTCGCATTGTTAATTTGTTCTTTAATCCCTGGCAAGTAATCGATTTTTAAAACATCCGCTAATGTCGTTAATGTAGCACCCATAAGTAGGATACCTCCTTATATTTGTTGGTTTGCTGATCGTAATCGTTGTAATGCTCTTTCACGCGCCACTTTAAAATCTGTAGTTGGTTCATCCGAGACAAGTCCGGTTACACCAGGACCTTCCACCTTCGGCGCTTTCTTACTTTGTAAATATTCCTGAATGGCCGTTTCTTTTGCTGAAGTAAGCTGTTCTTCTAACTGTTGCGCACGCATGGCGTTATACGCTACTTCAAAATTAGGAACATTCTGTTCCACCATGAATTGTTCTAATGCTGCTGCATTTGCGCCTTTTTCTTGTGCGAATTGCCCTAATGCTTGGGTGAATCGTTGTGATAACTGTTGTTGTTCACGCTGATATTCCAGTTCTTCTGCTCTCTGTGCCTTTGCTTCCAGACTCTCTAATTTCTGCTGAATTTCAGGCGTCACACCAAACTTTTCAGCACGTTGTAATAAATCTTGTTGTTCAATCGCCTGCATCATACTATCAAGATCATTGTGACCCGATTGTTGCATGAAGAAATTCATAGCGCGATTATACTGGTCATAGTTACCGTATCTTTCAGCAACCTCTTGTTCCCAACGTCCACGCTCTGCCATCAGTGCGGCTTGTGTACGCTCTTGTAGTCTCTTCGCAAAAGCTTCTGACTGTTCAATATCTTCAGGGGGTTGTCCAGCAGGCGGCTGCCCCTCTGGATTATTTTCTATTGGTGGTTGCTCAATTTGTTCAGGTGGATTTGCAACCTCTCCTGTACCTTGTGGAGGCGCGGGTTCCCCACCTGATTCGCTAGGAGGTACTGTTTCCGCTACGACCTCACCACCGCCTTCCAAACCATTAAAAAATTGAAAATTACCTAAACGTAAACGAAATGGTTGTAACATATTTCTTTCCTCCTGTGGGTGGGCGCAAGTCCACATTTAACGCCCGAATTTTTGTATATAAAAAAGCCGTTTTTTGTAGCGACTTATAAAACAACCCAATCTTCTGCTAACATATCTGTTTGTGATGCTAACCAAGGAACAAATGTATCATCAGCTGTTTTCATACCAATCCAAGGGAGAAGTCCTTTGCATTTGTTGCCACCAACCAATTCAAAAGAAATATCAAACTCCCCCCCTGCTTTACGAGTCTTACCCACATACCTTTACCATTCCATCCGGAACGAAATACCCTTTCTCCTTCTTTTAACCGATGCAATGCCCAACCAAAATCACCAATAGTTAAATCCATTTATCTTTCATCGCTTTCTGTTCTTCTTGCATGTATTGTTCCTGTTCCATCTGCTGCCTTCTATCCGCTTTCATTGGCGCATTGAGTGCCTCCATATGTTGCTGTACATGGTCATCAACTAACTGCTGCACTTCAGGTGGTAATTCATCGTATAAGCTGGATTTTCGGAATGCATTATGAATATATACATGCACTTCATGGTCGTAAAAATCACGCACCTGCGGTGTCGCTAGTTGTAGTTGCGGCGGTTGCATTCCTGCCTGCATTGGGTCTACCCCTTGTGCTTGCATCGCTTGGGCTTGCTCCTCAAACTGTTGTTGCTGCATGGTGTATTGTTGTAAAGCTTGCAAAGATTCTGGTTGCTGCGCAAGTTGCTCAAATTGTTTATTTTCCATTTTCGCTTTGTTTTCGTCTAATTGCTGCATTTCAAATAGCTCATTGCTATCTCCCATACCCATCAGTTTTAAAAAGCCCTGTGTATCTGGTGAACCATCCTTCTTCACAATGGCCCCTTTGTCCCACATGGTCATAATGCGGTCTTGTTGCGCTGATTTCATTTCTGGAAGAGAAGAACCTTGAATAATATTAATGTCTTCTCCACCACTTAAATCAGATCCAGTGAAGCTTACTAATTCAATATCATTATCAGGACCAAGAATACGAGCCATACGTTCTTCGGTATAATGTTTCTTCATCAGCATGAGTACACGTTGCAATAAACGCTTCATACCATGCTCATAGTTTTGAGAAGAAACGGCAAGCTTCTCATTCTCCTGTTCTACCATAAGAGATAATCCACTATACGTATCTAATCCAGAAGGTAAACGACCTTGTGAGATTTCACGTGCACCTGATAAATCATCGATATCCGCATCATGATTATTTAAAATACGATCATAGAAGGATGGGATATCTGGTGCACCAACTCTTTCAGGTCTCACGCCCTCAATTGGTGTATAATGAACAATTCCGCCTTCTTCATTCGTAATTTCATCTTCATCCACACTTGAACCCATTGGAACAAGCCACATGCTATTCCCCATTTTCCTTGCATGTGTGGCAAACATAGAGCGCATAATATTGATTTCACGTTGAATCGGCAACATATCTTTGATGAATGCTTCTGCTTTTACACTCCCTGGTATCGGAATATCACCAAAGATAAAGAACGGAATGTCCCCAGCATTTTCGTCTATATCCAGCAATTGTCCGCCTGCAATCGTAACTTTCAATCCATTTGGATGCTTACCACACGGTTTTACCCACATTTCATCTACCATCGCCATGTTGGGGCGTTTTTTACTTGTCGAGTTGAATCCATTTTGCGGTGTCACATCAAACGCGGCCGCAAATCCCACATTTTCATCAGCAGCGACATCTTTTCCGTAACGCTCTTTAATATAATCAATATCACGTGGCTTTCTTTCCACAATCCAACGAATCTCTTCGTCCATTTCGGCGGCGGGGTCAATGTATACTGTGAGTGGGTCACAAATACGACAACGGATTTCACCTGTATACAACTTTTGCATATCTTCTTCGAATCCAATTTCCCCTTCTCCTGGTGTGATATCTTGACCAGATTCTGCATCGAAGTAAACTTTTGCGGCACACCAGCCTTTCACACCATTATTCAGAAAGATATCACGTGTTTTCCGGTCCATTCCTGTTTGTTCCCACCAATATTTCAGGAATTTCGAAGCTGCTTTCGCAATTTCAATGCGCGTTTCATCGTTACTATCTGGTACGACATCAAATTTCACGCGGTTTTTAATTTGTTTTGCAAGCTTTACCATCATACGCGGTCGAATTTGGTTTACTGTAATTCGCTGTTCTCCATTTTCAAGAGGTGCCGTGATCATTTTCTTACTTGTCGGATTCCATACAAGCCACTGATTCCCACGATAATAGTTTACTTGCGCCATTATTTGTCGCTTTTCTTCCCAGTCCTCCGCTTGGGTAATACGTTCTTCCACAAGAGACACCCAATCATCAGGGCGTTTCTGTTCTTGCTTTTGTTCCTTTGGTTTATTGAGACCAAACAATGTTTCTCACCCTCTTCACACGAAAAAAGAGCCTACACGTTTGATACGCAAGCTCTTTTAAGATTTCTTCCCTCTCGACTTCGACACTTTCTTTTCTTCTTTGATTTCATACGCTTCTATTTCATAACCTGGTATTTGCAGTTCTTTTATCTCTACAGGTGTATAGGCAAATGCCGGGTCAACTTCAGCTCTCTTTTCATACATTTCCTCATAATTATCCGCTACTGCGAATTTCTCAATACTCCCTAACGTTAAATGAAACACTCTAGCCATATCGTGGCCACTCCTATTCTAAATGATATGTTGGTACAGGTTTTTCCTCTTTCTGTGCTTTTACCATCTTCACCTCACCCTGCTTGTATTCAGCAAAGGATGGTGCTTGTATACGATCATACAATTCCTTACGCTCTTGCTTCCACAATTCAATCAATTTATATTTCTCTTCACGATATAATCTTTCAATATATCGGAACATATAGCCTTGATATAAGATAATGGCTACCAATATAAAAAAGACACCATACGTCATTGTAGTTGCCCTCCTTTCCTTCGCCCTCTTGAAAGTCTAATAATGTGGCGATGTACCTTTTCTTCTAATGTCACTGGCTCTTTTGGAATGAATTTTTCATTCGCATGATAATAGATAAATCGGTTTAATGCTTGTGACATTGCATCTACCTGGTCATCATTTTTTCCATTTGGAAATGATGCACATTCCTCCACAAAATTATGCACCCAAGGTGCTTGTCTTGGTAAATATACATTTCCTGATTCTATATATGGTGAGACTGCATTTACACGTGCAACCTTCCCGCCTTGTGGATTCACTGGAATCATACCGCCTATTTCATTCTTTAACATCGAAATAATCGCTGGACCATTCGCCTTATCCTCCACTAATTTAGCGTGTGCTTTCGGATATTTCCTTACCATATTGCGAATGGCTTGTAGGGTAGTTGGGAAATTCATACGTGCTTTTAAGTTGTCGATTAAATACATATCCGCACCATTCTTGCCCCATACCTGAATACAAACAAAGTCACTGTCTGCTTCATCTTTAAACGTTGCGTCAATACTCATGATGATATGCACCATCTTTGGCAACGTATCATAATACTGCCACCATTTACGCTTTAATAGATTCCCTTCCGCTGCGGTTGGTCTGCCTTGATACAAAGAGTTAAAGCTACTTGGATATCGTTTCCGTTCTTGAATAAACTCTAACCCATATCGTTCGGGCCACAATGGTTCACCTACTGTTCTTCCTATTACATCATCTTCCTCGGCTTCCAGTGGCAGGTTATATACTTGCCAAGGTAAAGGGTCACCATATTCCTTACTTAACAACCTACCCTGCAAATCATCTTCGTGCCATCTTGTTAATATCAGTATGACAATTGCACCCGGATGTAAACGAGTAGAGAAGGAGTCTATCCACTCATCCCATATCTTACCGCGATGCGTTTCACTATCCGCTTCCTCACGGTTCTTAATTGGGTCATCGATAATCATTAGGTCCGCACCCATACCAGTGATACCTGATAATACACCACGTGAGATCATGCCACCTATTTCATTATCCAGTAACCATTCATCATGTGCCGAGCTTTCTTTTGATATTTGGATATCAAACAAATCAGCCCCATACTGTTTGACCTTCTCTTTATTCTTCTTACCAAAACGACGAGCGAATGTATCACTATAACTTATCTCAATCACTCTATCCTCTGGAAAGTTCCCCAAATAATACGATGGTAAGGTCTCTGTAATCGTCATGGACTTACTATGACGCGGTGGCATATTGATAGCAATGTATTGGTTCGTGGTTGAAATCTCGCCTGCATTCATCTGTTTCTTTTTATCAATAGCTTCCTGAATGACACCACCAACAAACTCACTATGCGGCGCTTTCTTATATCTTCCTTCATGTACATAACACACATACTCATAGTAATCACGACGTGCTATTTCTCTTTGAATTTCATCAACTGTCGGAAGATTTTTTAAGGAGGCTTTCAAGTTGTTTCAACTCCTCTGACGTGTACTTACTTAAATCAGCTTTTTGTACAACTGTTTGTTTCATTTCACCACTATGGTCAATCTCACGTCGGTCACGCCATGCATCAGGCTTTCTATTCTTTAACCAAAAGATGACTGCAGTTGTATCAGGGGCGACTTGTCGCTTAACCCTTTTTGTTTCAACATCTTGAAAGTCATCGTCTTCATTAACTTGTTGTTTTTCCACCGTTACTTCCTCATACGTATAACCTAATGCACGTTTTAGTAGTGCATTCTCTACTTCACGATCCACTACTTCTTTTCCACGACGTACAGCTTGGTCCATGATTAGATGTTTCTTTCTCCAATTATGAAGCGTAACGCGAGTAACACCCATGTTATAAGCAATTTGTTCATCGATAAGACCATCACGAGCCCATCCTTCAATCTTTAACAAGCCTTCTTTGGTTAACCATCTCTTGATTTTCGTCATCACTCTCACCTCTCCCAAAATAAAAAGCAGCGATGTTTCGCTACTTTACATTTGTTTTATTGTTTTTCCATTATTTCTTTTGCTTTCGCATAAATAGTAGAGCGTGGGACATCAGTCATTTTAGATATATCATTTACACTTAATCCATTCTCATCACGATGAAAGAACAAATTCATTGCCTGCTTAATTTGTTTCTCATCTTGTCCTTTACGTCCCATATGCTTCCCTTGTTCAATGGCTCTTGCTCTACCTTCTGCTGTTCTTTCATTAATCAAATCTCTTTCAAATTCAGCTATGGCACCTAACATAGTAAACATGAGCTTTCCTGAAGGGGTAGAGAAGTCAATTTGCTCTTTTATAAATACAACTGATATCTCTCGTTCACTTAACTCTTTCACAATCTTTTGTAAATCAAATGTAGAACGAGCTAATCGGTCTATTTTATAAATGACCAATTTATCTCCAGGTCTTAGATATTCTAACGCTTTTTTAAGTTCTTCACGGTCACTCTTGGCTCCACTTTGTTTTTCCATAAATATCTTTTTACAACCAAATGATTCTAACTTTTCAATTTGTAACCCTAAATCCTGATCTCTTGTACTTACACGTGCATATCCGACTAACTCCATTCAAACATCCCCTTTCAAACGTCTAAAAGATATAAGTCTTCTGTACAATTAATTCTAGACTATCTTTTAGATGAAATCAAGAAGAATTTTCTATTCAAATCAAGTTGTTTTCGTTACCTAAACATTATGTCTAAAACTCTCAACTTTTAGACACATTAAAAAGAGAGTTAATCTTTATTTATTAAAATGACAGCTGGTCCTTCCACAACTACTCCAGCTACTTCGACTTTTACATGTGGCTCTACATGGATTGATGTAATTCCATCTCGTTTCTCTAACTCTTCACTTATATCTTTTGTAGATACGTTCTTTACATTCATTTTGTAAATCCCCCTATTCAACAATCATCTACATACCATCCTAATATAGCTCCCAAAACTTAGTTAACACCCTTACCCTACCAACATTGCATTTAAAGCGTCACAATAGCTCAAATAACGCTTTAAAATGGATGTATACATCATATGTATCACCATTCCTTTTTAGGTGTAAAAAATGTTTTATTACATAATAAAAAGAGAGCACCCGCGCCATGAACTGCACCCCAATTGTTAGACACAGTCTAACAATTGGGGTGCAGTTCACCGATGTGTTTTCAGTTACTCTTTCGTCAAATGTTTATGCTATTACTATAAACCATTTTTTCAATGGATAATATCGGTGTAACTTACTGTTAAAAAAGTGTAAGTTTTTCAGCAAACTTAATTCTCCTCATAATCTCAGCATGCTTTTGATAGATGTAGCTTCGACTATAACCGAATTCAATTGCAAGATACTCTAATGTTTTTCCTTCAACATACTTACCGTACATAATCTTATGCTCTAAACCTTTAAAGGTACGAATTAACTTCTTCAAATCATGTAAATCATTCATTTTATGGGCTAGTTCATATTCAATCCGTTCAATATGATCTTCTACTTTTGTACCATCTGAGTCAGGTGCTAATTTATACTTCGATAAATCACCACCTCTCCAGCGTTTTAATTCTCTTTGACTACGCTGTAGGTTAAATTCAATATACTCAATTTCCCCTTCTAATTCTTGATATACCTTTAACCAGTTAAACAAATGATGATTCACCTGCCTTTTCGAGCAAAATGCGTAACTACAGTGTAACCATCTGTTACCCTTGCATCCCTTGATATGACTAGCTTTTCATTCCTTTTCAACACAATCGGTTACGCATTTCACCCCTATATTTCTTTATATATAATATTTTTTATTTTTTTTACTAAATATATATTTTATAAAGAAAGTGAATTTCACTGTAACTTTGTAACCATACCTCACGAACCCTTGATATAACTTGCTTTACCACGTAACAGATATTCGTAACTGGTTACCCAATTTCACTGTAACTCTACTTATTTTCATCTTAATCTTGTAAAAAACACTGTTTTTCGTGACTGTTTTTACGCAAACACAATTTTCAATCCCTTGATACAACTGGATTTTAAAAACACTTTGACCAAAAAAACGGTCACGACCTTTTGACCAATGAAAACAGCTCTTTTCTTCTCCCATACCTTGATATGACTAAGTTTAATAATAAATGTGACGAAAAAAATGTAGCTTCTATTCCTAAAATTGGTCAAATTCTTGGGAAGGCGAGGAAAATTTAAACTTCTTTGATAAAAATACGTTTACTCTTTCCATCTACTTTTTGAACATGTGATTTATAGCCAAACATTTGTCTCACTTGTTTACTAAAGTTCACATTACTGACAGATTGAAAGCCATTCTCCGCACAATAAACCTTGTATTGAAGGTATACATCTCCTACAACTGATCGTTCTAACTCTACATCTTCATTATTTACAAAACTAATAATTGGATTGTTTTCTTCCTGGTATTTAACAAGCTCTTCTTCAACTGCTTTTGATTTCGTGAATTTCTTCTCATCAAGTAATCTCTTCAAGCTATTTAAGGCAAGTAGCAATACATATTGCATTGATTCATCAGATAATAATTTATCTGTAATAAATGGATCATAATCTTCATCCTCAGGTGTGAACTTTGCTTTAAATGGTACAATTTGAAGTCTTCGCCCTAGTCCATCAGTAAAATCATTAATACGCGGCATTTCATTTGCACTGAAGATTAATTTTGCATAATTAGTAAAATCAAATGGGTCTTTTCCCTTTCTTTCCACGTTTAATGTTTCGCCAGTAGATAGTTTTTTAAATACCGATGATTCTTTAATGTACCCTTTGCCGATGTCATCACCAATGTTTGCTAACTTCCCGAATAACTCAGCCGTTTTAAATCGCTGATCTAATTCGTTTAAATCTAATGAAGATGCATTCTCTGCACCCACAAGTTGACGAATGATTTTCAAATACGATGATTTTCCGTTTGAACCGTTACCGGTAAGGATGAATGTGGCTGCAAATTCATTCCGGCGGAATAAAATATAACCGAGAATCTCTTCTAAGATGCCACGAACCGTCTTATCATTCACTGCAATTTTATTTAGTGTTTTATCGGTAACTTGATAGTAAGCACCTGAAATATAAGCGACTCGAATTTTATTACGTGTAATAATTTCAGGTGTAAAGTCTTCTAATTGCCACGTTTCTAAATTAAATACACCGTTCTTCACAACAACATATTTGGTAGAAGCGAAATTCTTATTTTTTGCTTTTAACTGTAAATAAGCCAATGTTTCTTGACGTTGCATCCTTTTTAAAGCTGGAATGTGTTTAATCATGGCTTCTTCAATGTCTTCTTGCTTGTCCGAATATACACCGTCTTTATAGATGTGTAGAATATTTGTGATTTTACAAATATGATGTTCATTTATTAAAAAATCTCCGAATTTTTCATGTTGGAAGGTGCCCTTTATATAAAAGGACTCCTTCATGAATGCTTCATCACGTAAAATTATATTTAATTCACTTTGTTCAACAGGCTCTTCCAAAATATAATTATTAATAATAGAAATTGTTTCTTTAATATCATTTTTAGCCATTCCTTGAGATTGCAGTTTTAATATATAAGTAAACAATTTATCATTTCGCCCATCACCTTCAGTCATCTTGGTGAGGTTTGGATTTTTCTTGTTGTATGGATATAACCAACTTGGCAATGAATCATGTTCTGTACATTTTCGTAGCCATTTACGAGTTTTACCATCCATCTTGAGTGGATCTGCAGTATTTTTAATTCCTAACTTATAATCACAAAGAATACCAATATTGGAGAACCATTTTATTTTATTGGCCGTTATGTCATAGCCTTTGAAATAAAAGTGCATACCATTTGTTGTTTCTAATACCGAACAATTAATATTTTTATCTTCTATGATGTCTAGAAGTATTTCAGCTTCATCTATATCATCAATATCAACCATGATGTACTCATCATCTAAAATACCTACGAAGGAATCATGTTTTCTTGCTGTATGATACGATAATAACTTCGTACCATCCTTAAATTTACTAGCTGCATGTTTTCCGTTGCCTTTGAGGTATCCTTTATACAAATAAATCACCTACTTTCATAAAACGCCCTTATAATTTGTTTTCATACACTTTAAATTGTCAGATACCTACGGTACTAAAAAAGATTTTAAAAATGAATTTGACCTATTTTATGAGGTCATTTTTTCTAAAAACTGTTTAAAGCTCAATATTTTGTTAATAATGTAGATACTCCATATTGCATTACCTGAGCAGTTAGCTTTTGCTAGCTGTTCTTTTTATTTCACTGTCACCCATTAAGATAAACGTTCATATATTATGTTGTGCCACTCTTTCTAGTAGGTGAGCTCGTCATTTTATTTCCGAATAACCTTCATGAAAGAGCACTGTTCGAAGGTGCTCTTTTAATTTTTTCGAATAAAACTCAAAAATCTTCACATAATATCTATACGTTGTTTATTAACAACAGCATCTATTTCTTTTTTTAACAAGTTGCAACGGAGTAGTTAGCTTTGCTGGCTACTCTTTTGTATTTTGTTGTTACCTTTTTCAAAATAAACCCATATAATAATTTGAATCCTTACTTGTTCATGACTCACACACATCGATCAAGATTAGCGATTTAGGGCTTCTACAAAAAGAACGCTGTTCGAAGGCGTTCTTTTTATTTGCCATTAAAATAACGATTTAGTTAGGATTTATATTCTTTATGTAAATCCGCTAAAGCGTGGAATGTATTTCTTTTAATCGCTTCTAACACTTGAAATGCTTCATGAGGCGTATATCCTTCCTCTTCAACTAATCTTGCAAGACCAGTAATTATTAACTGTTGACCGAAGCTATTTTGATTAAATTGACCTTTTCCCATCTTATTTACCCTCCCCTAAAAAGTCATCAATTCTTTTATTCGCTAACTCCCAGTACCACCAATAATCTAATTTACCTGGTATTTTCATATCAGTAAGATCATCATTTACGATGAAACATCGCTCTGGTACATATGCAATCTTTTCAGCTACACCATCTTTTACTTTGCATAATTGTTTATCATTTTCGTCTACACTCGCAAATACACGAAATACTTTTTCGTTCATCCTTCTTGTACCGTACCTTGCATAATCGTATTTGCTACTTATCTTTACAATCTTTTGGAACTTAATGAAATCCGTACAATTAAAAATGGTTTCTTGTGGATCAATACCTTTAACGAAGTAATTTACAACTGATTCATTTACAATCGGTAAATCATAATCTAAGTTATTGAGTTTTTTTACATATGCACCCTTGGATTTATACTTTCCATCCGCATCTACCAAAATATAATTATTGACATCCTTCTGAATGACTTTTACAAACTCTTCAAACTCTAATTTCATTTTTGTACGTTGTTCCCATTCATAACAAATATCATCAATCAAATCGTAATCATCATATTGCTGTAGCTTGACTAAAACACCATCCGTATTTGATTGGATAATCTCGCAATGGGGCTCTAATTTTTCAATTAAATCAAGAAGTAATGTCATTCCACCAATACAAACATTGTTGGCCATAAGCGGATCATAAAGTCCATTGTATTTATCTTTCATTGCACCGAACGTCCCATTTATAACTATTTTTAACGGCGCTTGGCGTTTATCTTTTATTGCTTTATATTTAATCCTAGTGTCACGAATTTCACGGAATTTATCAGGATTCTTTACGTTTCTAGACAAGTAACCGTACTCAATCATAAGAGCTGGATAATAGCTTTCCACGTCTATATTAAGAAAGTACCCAGTACCAGCGTAATTACTTCTTGCACCATGCAAACCACCCCATGCGAAAAGGTGCGGTACACCTGCAATATTGAGTTCTAAAACCTTATTGTAATCTTTATTTTCTTTATAAAAATCCAGGACTTCGGTGTATTTATTGATTTTCAACGTTGCTGGAAATGTAAAATCAAATTCATCATCCCTTGGAACAGTGGGTTGCTTTGCATCTAGAATAAAGGCACTTAATTGCGCTTTTGTTTTGGATATATGTTTGAGTGGTAAATTAAACATCTTTAAAAGTTCAACTTGTGATTCAAATTCCGTAATCGTTTCTATGAAAATATGCATGGTCTCATGTACATCATGGCGACAATATTTGATTACTTCCTCAATTTCTTGTTCCGTTAGTTCACGTTGTGTATGGAATGAAACTGAAGTTTCACGTATATCATGACCTTGAAACCCTTCTAATTGCTTTAAAGAACGAAATTTATTAGTCATTACATCAAAATTAAATAGCTGTATCTTCCAAAAATCTTTATAAAACTTCCACCCCGGTTCACGTTTTACAATAATCCACTGGTTTATTTCTTGAGGTGTAAAACCGCAAATAATGGCTTTTAAAATGTATTGGTCATAATGACGAGAGTTATAACCAACCCAAATGTCATTTTTATGTTCGTTATAAAAATCAATTAAAGCTTGTTCATTATTCACGAAAATTTCTTCTGATTGATCGTCTGTATTTGTAATGACTACTAACCAATCATGTGGGAACACTTCGAAGTCAATCATAGAATAGCAGTGCCATTCTCAACATCACCCCTTTTTCACTAATTTATCCAAAAGAAAAGAGAGCTCGGAAGCTCCCTTTATTCAGTTATTCAACTTCAAATACTTCAACAATTTTAAATTGATCGTAACCTTTTTTGTCTGTTTCTTTTTCAAGTAAGTATTCAAATTTACCATCGATGTCTTCATGAATATCGAGCACTAGATCCGCATACTCTCCAAAGCTAGTAAACTTAACATCTTCCTCATTGCAATCCCAAAGTTTACGTAACATTTCATTATTTTGATGAACTTGATAACCCCACGCTTTATCATTTTGTGGCTGCATTACTTTGTAATAGAAAATCTTTTGACCTTCAAATTCACCATCAACGATGTTGAACCAGATCATAAGCATCGGATCACCTTTTTTTGATTCAGTGAGTTCCATTTTTTCAACTGCCACCTCATACTGACCGTCTGGAACCTTTTCAAAGTCTCCGCCACCACCGTTTTCTTCTACTTCTTGTACATCTGCTGCTAACGCTTCTAAATCTACTTTTTTATCAAACTTAGACCAATTAAATTTTTTCTCTGCCATTATTCATCTTCTCCTTCTTCATCGTCATTAACTGAAACTGTACCATCTGGATTCACACTATATTCCACACCTTCATGTTGTTCACCAGATTCTTCATCACCTTTGGGGGATACTTCTGCATCTTCCATAATTTCACGTGGCGTGTTATAGCTGAAAGCTAAGTCAACTAAGAAGTAAGTGCCATATTTATTGTGCTTTTCACTGATTTTGGATGATGTTAGATATGCATTATCCTTTGCTTCTGTCACGATTTCTTCTGCTTCTTCACGAGTATCAGCGTAATGCTGTTCCTTTGTATTCAGTTCTTTAACTGCCATGATTTATCTCTCCCTTTTTATAGTTATTTATTTGTTCTTGATCTACGCGTACGTTTAGGTGCTTCTTCAGTTGGCCCATCAGCTTCACTTGGTGGCGTATCATCTTCAACTGGCTGACGTTGGCGACGTTGACGTTTTATTTTTTCTTCTGCTACAGGTTCTTCACTTTCTTCTTTTGCTTTACGAGAACGACGTTCACGCTTCGGCTTTTCTTCTGGTTCATCTACCTTCTCTTCTTCATCTTCAATTGGCTGCTCAATGATACCCATATCAGTGGTATCATCTTTCGTTTCCACTTCTTTCGCCTTACGCTCACGTTTTGGCTTTTTCTCTTTCGCCTTTCCTTCTTGTGCAGCCGTAAGTTCTTCAATAAATGCTTCCATATCAAGCGGAATTGTATCTACTTGGAAATCATAACGACCACCACCGAATACATTTTGTTTTTTCGTAAGTTGTAAAAATCGTTTATCATCTGAATCGACATAAGCACGTAATGTTAAATCAACTGTTCCCGAAAGAAAATTTGCTACTTTGTCATTGATATTTGGTTTGAATGTTGTACGCTTCGCTCCACCTTTCAGGGTATATTCCTCTACTTTTTCCTTACTGATATAAATAATTTGGTATCCTAACGCCTTCAATCGCTTCATAGCGTTATTAAACTCAGTTGTTACTAATGACCAACCTTTTCCATATGAACCATCTGACTCATGCTCCCAACTGTTTTTATCAAATACATATACGCGGCAATGTTCATAAAGGTCTTCGACCAGGTCAATTGCTACAGCTTCATAATCATTTTCAGCCGCTTCTAATTCAGCAACAACATCCAGGAATAAATCCCAAGCTAATTTACGGCTTGTCACACGTCCTTTTTTCGTTACTTCATCTACAATTGGGATAACAGGTGCTGTCGTATTATCCGTGTTACCATCCGTATTTAAGAAAAGAACGTTTTCCACTTGATCTACGAAAGTACTCTTTCCAGTGTAACTATCTGCATATAACCAAAAATCAGGTTTTGTATCAATTTTTCTTTCACGACGCTCATTTTTAGGTAATACCATTTCAATCTCTCCCTTTTCATTTACTATGGCTTCTAAATAGTTAGGTCTAAAACGTGGGTTACAAGCAAAACAGTTTTTACTTGTATTACGTTTGAAAAAGTCTTTTGTTTTTTCAATCTTTTTGATGCTATTTAAGAAGTACACCGTTTTCATTTCATCAAATTCAATTGGAACAAATTTAACTTGCGATTCCTCCACTGTTTGTACTAAACGCTTTCTAAACGTGTGTAAATCTTCATCTTTCTTTTGCTTAATACTTGTTTTAGGTACAAATAGATACGCTAATTTTTTGATGTCAAACCCGTCTTGCTCCAAGTAATCTTTATAAATGTGCAACTGTCCACTATCCATATAGTTCTTGATATTATTCGAATACTTGAAATCAATTACCATACATGTACTGTCAGGTGCTTTTAAAATGAGATCAACAAACCCGACGTAATTTGGTTTATCAATCTTGTATTCATGAATGAACTCAAATTCCCCGAATGCTTCTTCTAAGAAGGTTTTTACTTTAGGAATTAATATTTCTAGCTTCATCGCTTCTTCTACAATGGCATCATTCATGACTGGAAATGCATTGTAGTATTCATTTAAAGCTGTTTCTACATCATTTTCTATTCCTGTATGCAAAGCATGACCAATGATTAATGGATTTGCTGCATTTGTTAAATCCTGAATTTCAGTTAAACGTTTGTTGTACCTTAGATCAAAGTGATAGGGACAATCTTCATACAGTGAAACTCGGCTATAACTATATTGCGTCATCAAAACCACCGTTCTTTCCATGCTTCAAAATCTTTTGGCCTTAAAATATAAGCTTGTCCGCCTGAATCTTTTATTTTACGAATGTTATATAGTTGTAGCTTTGAAGGTGTACCTACATCCGTTTTCAACTCGATTCCATGAAACATTCCACCAATACATGCTAAAATGTCGGGTATTCCTTCTTTGGTATACTGACTACCAGCCCAATACTTTACGTGCCATACATCTTTTTCTTTTAAATATTTGATAACTTTTGCTTGGAATTGTGACTCTTTCATTTACTTCACCACAAATTTCACATGAGCTTTTCGAACAGATGTCTTTGGATAATCTTCTAAAAGCTCACCATATAATTTTGGTTTTTTGTCCTTTAGCTTTTTCGTATCAATTGATGTTGTCTTACTTTCATCAACTCTTGTAATTTTGATTAGATCGTTATCAATGGACTTGATACCGTGCTCATCCATTGCTTTTTCAAGCTCCGCTTTCATTTCTTTTGACTTCTCAGCGAGTGCTTTCTCCTGTTGAGTATGAATTGCAATTGCTGTCATAACCGCTAAATATTTATTTTCAAATGCTTGCACTTCATTGAGCATTTGCATCTTCCTCCTTGTCAATTGGTACAACTTTAAACCAGACACCTAAACTACTACCTGCTCTAACTTTCATCGCATGCCGTGCGGCTTCATCTAGTGTTTCAAACGTTAAATCTTGATTAGCTCCCACATCAATTAATGTATTTGCTTTTGGATTTAATCCGGTAAATACCTGAATTTTATACACTCACATCTTCCTCCTTTTCAAATAGAGCATCTGTATAATCCCTACGCTCTTTTAGAACATCTAACATGCGCCATTCTATTGACCCATCTGTAAGCAAGTAATAATAGAAACAAGGTCTTTCCTGACCAATGCGATGCGTTCGTTTTTTACTTTGTTCAAATAACTCACTCTTATCTATTAGCGTAAAATACACAATCTTATTGGCTTTCTGTAGGTTTAATCCCATTGCCCCAGCCTGATATTGAATTAATGTGACCGAGTTACCATACTGTTCATAGGGGGATAGGTCCTTAATATCACCGTTAATTGTGGCAATTGGTCGTTCGATTAAGTCAACCAGTGCCTTATATTCCTTTTTAAAATTGTAAAAAATGATGATGCGGTCATTTGTACTTTCTATAAGGTCCTTGACGTACTGTAATTTATGCTCATTATAGCTACCTGCTAACTGTCGCAAATACAGTTTCTTTGCAGCAGGTGTATCGCCAACTAGAAGTTCCTCACCAATTTCTATAATGTGATGCTTCTTAAATTCGTTGTACATCTTCGTAACAGGTATCTTCACTGGAATCTCATTGGTAGGTGGTAAATCAAATACTTCCTCTGTTTTCATAAATACAGCACCATGCTTCTTTAACTTTGCTTTTAGCCGCTCTACGTTTTTATAACCTGTAATTTTCATTTGCTGATTTTTATCGTCCCATTCTTGCACTACAAATTGTTTTAAAAATAGCTTTTTACTAATATTCCAACCTAGCAAATGAAGCTGTGACCATAACTCTTCATACTTTCCACCTGTCGGTGTTCCAGATAGTAAAATGACATTTTCAACATGTAACCCCAAGATGAATTTACTTCTATGGGATTTCTCATTTTTAATCATGGATGACTCATCCAACATGATCGTGAAATTCTTTAATTTTTTTAACTCATCCCTACGCCATACTTTGTCATAGTTGATAATTAAAACACTTTCTTCTGGGATTTCTTCCATACGTTGTTTATCGAACACAATTACTTTGTAGTCATAATGTTGTTCAAAATGCTCTTTCCAGTCTTGTATTTTGGACTTCTGACAGATTAATAAGTTATATGGTGTATTGAGCTCCCACATTTTTTCAGAGCCTACAAAGGTCTTCCCTAGCCCCATATCAAGGTAGTACGCCACACGATTATGCTTGTATGTATCATTTAGCGCCCTATCTTGGTGTGGAAAGAGTTGCATGTACATCACCAAATTTCATGTTATAATGGCTTCGAACAATGTTTCTGTTAAATCACCAGCCCCAACTGGTGGTTTTCTCTTTTTCTACGATTTAATAATAAAGATTTTTTCCCTGTTTCTTTATAATTAGGATTTACTTTAAAGAAGGCCTGATGCTTTATTTGGGTAATAACCGGTCTACTTTTGCCAAGTAAGGACCCAATTTCATGATCCGTAAACCCATATGATTTGTGCATTAAAACAAACTTTTCTCTCTCATCTAACACACCCATTACTTCTTCAAATTCAATTGCCTTCATCACATCTTCTTCTACATCGATATCTGATATAGCGAAAAATTCATTTTCTGTTTCTCCTTCATGATGCAAATCAATTGATTGGAAACGGAACCTTTCAATTTCTTCAGGTGTAGCGTGACACGTAAGTTTAATTAACTTTTTCCTATTAATTTCATCACTCATTCTCCATTTCATATGAGCCATCACATAAGCATTGAAAGTTTCTTTTTTATTTGAATCGTATTTCAAACATGCCTCCCATAAGGTTATAAAGCCTACTTGAATTAAGTCATCCAGTTCAATTTGATTCATTTGTGCAATTTGCTTCGCTTTGGGAAAACTCCCAAAGTGCTGTTTAATCGCTGCAAACACTAGATGTTGTTTTTCTTCAAACAAATCATTTGGTGACATCCTATACTCACCTCCCTTCAAGTAATTATTTTTCAAACAGCTCGTCCACTGTTGTTTTAAAGTATTTTGCAAGCTTCTGGGCTTCTTTTAGAGTGAAATCACGTTTACGATTTTCTTTTAGATAATAAGTTTGCTTACACATGTTCACTAACTTCCCAGCAGCTTCTTGTGTCATACGCTTCTCTTTTCGAGCGATAAATAGATTTTTATACATTGAGATCATCCTTATTTAGCAATTGTTTCTTCGTGTAATTTAGCAGTATCTACAGCATGACGCCCTAACTCACTAACGATTTCTTGCGTTTTTTTTACCCCATGTATTTCAACCAAATCCATTACAAATTGATTAAAATCCCACAGCTTTGATGTACCTATTAGCCTTACAAGCTTTTTTTCACGATCACCGTATTCCTGGATGTTCATTTTGGTTTATCCCCCCTATTAATCTATTTGAAAAATCTCCAGTATTTATTCATTGGGTAATTCCATACATTCTACTTTTTGATGTGGATCCATTTACTCCACATCCTTCATAATTCTTTTGTCAATCCAATCCATTACATAAGCTAAACCACTTAAACCAACAAAGAATACAGCTACCATACATAGTGAGAACATGCTTTCTTCTTGCATTTAGATTCCCCTTCAGCTATAAATTTGGAATTACACGTGTAGCAAAAGTGTTTCAATGAACTAGGTGAAGTTGTCCATCTGTTTTCTTAAAGATCAACCAGTTTTCAGGATTCAACTTATACGACGCAATATGGACTTTTTCACGTTTAGATGGTTTCTTGCCGTTTTTCATTCTTTTCACCTCCCTTCAGTTACTTTGAGAAGTTTGTTTTTTCTTTTGATGATAATCTCTCATGTAATCATTTCTTTTATCTTTATTTTTCTGATACCAATTGCGATTGTAATCATTCTTAATTTCACTTTCTTCCTTATTCATTTTTTGAGCCACTTTCTTCCAATATCGTTCCTGAGTTGCTTTTACCTTTTCTTTATTAGCTGCTCTCCAGGCCCGCATGTAAGCCTTTTTTGCTTCTCGAGCAGATAAATCTTCTTTATTATTCATACTATGCACCTCCTAATCTTTGCTATAAGCAAAGATATTAACAAAAAATAAATTTGCTTATAGCAAAGATTTTGTTTCTCTCTTTCTCTTTATCTTTCTTTTGTTAAACACATTGTACAATTAAATTTGCTTGTTGCAAAGTATTTTTTCTAAAAAAAATAAAAAACTTGTCTTTAAGCAAAGTTTCATTGTACATTATATATAACAAAGAGAGAAATAAACGTAGCTTTAAAAGGAGGCTTAACAATGTCTGAAACTATTGGTAGTCGTATTAAGGATGTTCGTAAATCTTTAAAAATGAAACAAAATGAACTTGCAGATGCTGTCGGTGTAAACTACACCATGATTTCGCTATATGAATCAAACAAACGGGAACCTAGTAGGGAAACTGTAGAAAACATAGCTCGTGTTACAAATGTTTCTGCTGATTATATTATGGGGCTTTCAAATCATAAAACTTTTGATAAAGAAACATCACAAAAAATAACAGATGATGTTGACGATATTATGAAACGTATCAATCAGCTCCCTGCTGATAAACGTGAAAAAATTATAAACATGATTAATGATTTATAAAAAAGAACTTGGCAGATTAGTTTCCACCAAGTTCTTTTTTTATTTTAATTAATTTCTCAATTGCTTCTCGATCTCCTTTATATGCTAGTTCAACTAACTCACTTATTTTTCCTTTAGCATCTACCCCTACTGTTTTTAACATCATAATCCCCCCTCTGTTGTGTTGGTAAAAATGCAAGTGACACAGTTTTACTGTTTGGTGTTCTATTTGTGTCACCCCTTAAACGCACTGAAAGTCGCTACCGAAGTAACGACTTTCTTTTTTATAGTAACTATATTAACTCCCGCCAGGGTCGACCATCATATATTTAACTTGGCTTGGCTGATGTAACTTATCTATGTTTCCTAATACCCCAAATCCTAATACCCCTATGCACATTAAAAGTGCAGCTAATTTCTTTTTCATTGTAGCACTTCCCCTTTATTCATTAGAATATCCTTACATAACTGTCCATAAAAACTTAATCCTGCTAATTCAAATTCGAGTAAAGCTTGCTTAATACCTTCCATATCACCAATACATTTTGAATAAGAAAATCTCTGGAACGGTGTGAATCCTTTTCCTTCCATTTCCTTAAAAAGATAAATCCCTAATTCGCGATTACCATGAAGATATTCATAAGTTGCTCTCTCATTATTGTGAATCACATTTACATCAATTTTATCAATATTTTGGTTATTAGTTAAACGAACATGAGCCAATGTGGACTGAAACGCTATGTATTTTTGAGTTTTAGCTGGAACATTAATTTCCTTTAACTTTTGAATCGCTTGGTCCAACAAAGACTCTGAGAGAATTGGCTCTTCAAACTGATAACTCTCACCTAAACAGCATAATGCAGTAGCTTTAATTGTTGGAATATCTAGGTAATAGTTAATTATTTTATAGCATGTTTTTCTACATTCATCAAGCTTTACTCGCCATAAATACATGTATGCTTTCCTTTCATACGCTAACATTCGTAAATAATCCTTAATATAACCTTCTTCCACTTTTTTTAGGTTATTATCCATATCATCTACATATTGAATAATCGCATTATTATTTGGTTTGTCAGCAAGAGCAAGCATATATAAAATGTTAACCATTACTTGACAGTGTGGATTGGAGGAAAATCGTCTTTTTTTCAGTTCATCGTAAAGAGCTTGTCCTTTTAACTTATTCTGATTTCTTTTGTTAAACAACTTATATATGCTAAAGAAAATGCTTAAGTTAGTCTTATCTTCATTTTGCTTTATTAATTGATTCATTAGATTATATTCACCGTAAACCTGGCAATAAAGTAAACCTACTTCAATATTAGAGATACTTTTACATTCTTTTAAGTAATCCCTTGTAATTGCTATTTTCTCATTTTGATGTTCGTATAATATATCAGCTGCCCTTAAAAATACAGCCGCCTCCATTTCATATTCACAAGTAAGTCCTCTTCTAAAGGTTTCACGACTTATTTTTATTTTTTCAGCAAAATTTCTTCTTGAATATCCACAAGACTCTATCTTTTTTAATAATTGATTCATTACACGTTGCAAACTTACTTCCCCCTTCTCCGAACATAAACTTTCCATCCTAATAATTTTTTCAATAAGGAACATTGCATAAATATGATATACTAAGATGGACTCATACGAGGCAAGTGTTTCCTAAGTGTTGGTTAGGGAACGGTGTAATTGTGGTAGGACACTCTTACACGCGCTTCTATGGGTCTTTATTTATGTTCAATTATCTTATTTTATTAATCTAATAAACTTTTTAAAACTGCTAATCATCTTCCATAATTGGATATACGCACCCAATATAACACAATTTCTTTTAAAATAATTATCTTTTTCGACTTTTTCAACAATTGTTCCTTTAAAATGACAATTGTTTCCCATTTCCCCATTGTTTTGCTAGTATATTTCAATTTTAGTGGTACAAAACCAGCCATTATGAAAAATTCACACCCAGCCAATCATTGATTTCTATTCATTTTCCCTAAAAATTATTTTATTGTTTATCAATATTAATAAATAACAGTATATGTTAATATCAGAAATGTAATACCCTTTCTGTTTTGATCAATATGATGGTTTAATAATTGAGTTCCCTTACTCTTCTGTTATTAAAAGTAAGATGGTTTAATTTCGTAGACATCCTTTGGATGTCTTTTTTTTTATTCTATAAACACGGTAATAATGCAATTGTGCATAATCACTAAAAAAATACGCATTAGAAATAATAAATGTAGTAAAATATAAATTGTGGATACATTCTATAAAGCAGAATTAATAAGAGCGTAACATGTCAATCGCACTAGTGACATAGCGTTTATCTAAATATTTACCTCGCTTCTTTTTTATGATGCATGCTAACAATCTAGGTCTAAAGATGATTCTGTTTTATAGATTGTGTTTACACGTCAATAAAAGGGGTAATAAGAATAGATTCTTATTAAATGAAAGTGGTTCAAGTCAGGGATGGAGGACACTCAAAAATTGAGTGTCTTTTCTTTTTTAATACACGCTGATATACTTTCCATACAAGGACCTTTAGCTCAGCTGGTCAGAGCAGACGGCTCATAACCGTCCGGTCATAGGTTCAAATCCTATAAGGTCCATTTGGTTTTTAAACGTCATATGTTATAATCGAATTTCCATCACAAAACGTCTTAGTTGCTTCAAACTTCTAAGACTAGAATCCGTTGCATATTGTAGCGGATTCTTTTTATTGAACTGACTCTTTTTATTAACAAATGGCATAACATAAAATTAGCCGTTTACCAATTGTTATTTCTTCAAATTTAAGTCCATTATTAAGATGTTCTTATTAGAACATCTTTTTTTGATACTTAATAATATGGAAGTTTTCTCAAGTTCTGAAAAACCTAAATATGGTATTCCTAACTCTTCTATGCCATATATTTTTGAAAAAGGCGCTCAATTTAATTGAAGCGTCTTTTCTTTTTATAAAACACAATGTTATACTATTTTCTAAACAATTAATTTATTTATAATTCTATACGCATACAAGGGGGAGGAATTCCTTTGGTAATCTATAAAGATGAACAGCGTGGTACTTATTACTTTGTCACTAGAATCCGACAATTTGATGGAACACTCAAGCAAGTAAAACGTCGTGGCTTTAAAACAAAGAAAGAAGCACGGGAAGCTGAAGCAAAAATGTTAGTGGAAAAGGAGACAACTTCAAGTTTAACTTTTTCTCAAGCTGCTGATAGCTATTTTAATTGGTATTCGCAAAGAAGAAAGCAATCTTCCATAGAAACAATTAAAAATGTAATCTACAATCATTTAGTAATAGAGTTTGGAAATTTAAAGGTGGATCAGATTATCCCTAAACATGTCATGAATTATCAAAATAAGATTATTAATAAGTATTCAGCTAAGCATCTAAAAAAGATTCATGCAGTCCTTTCTGCTATATTTAATTTCTCAATTAAATTTCATGGTTTAACAAATAACCCCGCAAAAATTACAGGGAATTTTGAAAAAGAATCGAATAAACGAATGAATTTTTGGGAATTTGAAGAGTTTAAACAATTTATTTTAGCTGTGGATGATCCATTATATAAAACATTTTTTTCAGTACTTTATTATAGTGGAGCTAGAAAAGGAGAGCTTATGGCATTAACATGGTCAGATATTAATTTTGATGAGAAAACAATTAACATTAATAAAACCGAATATAATCGGCAAGTTACGGAACCTAAAACAAAAGCATCTAACCGAATAATAATGTTACCTAGCTTTATAATGGATATGTTACACGACATAAAAAAAACTACGGCACTAAACGCACCGGTCAAAAATGATTATGTAGTTTTTGGTGAGTTTTACAATAGTATATCTTCAAGTACCTTACGACAAAAATTTATAAAATATGTAAAAATCGCCCAAGTTAAAAAAATCGTGCTACATGAATTCCGACATTCTCATGCATCATATCTAATAAATAAAGGTGTTAGTCCACTTATAGTAGCACAACGTTTAGGGCATTCAGATGTTGCAACAACTTTAAATACTTATAGTCATTTATATCCATCAAAACAAGCGGAAGTAGTTGCATTTATGGAGAACGATTTGGTATAA